GTTAAGATTGATGCATTAAAAGACCATCTTAAATTAAAGATAACAAGAAACAATGATAAGTTAAATGAAATGTATACTGAAAGTATAGATAGTTTAGCTGATGATGATGGACAACAAGGTGAAATAGCACCTGTTATTTTAGAAGAAATACATAATAAAAAAATATAATGACCAATATTGAAGATAGAGATGTAGATGCTACCTATGAAAATGAACAAAGTACTGTAACTATTTCATTAAAAGAATATGACAGATTAAAAGAAAAACAACATTATATTACTGATAAAGATTTAATTAATTGTATTGATAAGATTGAAGAACTTGTTCGTGCTTTAAGAAAACATATAATAAGGACAGATGTATGACAAATATTGTAGGACTAAATGGTAAAAATATAAAACCACCAGAAGAAAAACCAGTTTATAATTTAAGAGTTTGTTTAATTGGTTCGGATGATATAGATATTAAAAGAGTAGAAACATTTGGTGTTGCTGAAGATGGTTTCTTTATGGTTAAATCTTTAGATAATCCTAAGTTTCCTGTATTTATGACTAACCCTGTTAGGATTAGAACTATAGAAACATATAAAGAAGGTGATACTCCTATGACTAAACTTAGAAGCGAGAAGACTGATGATGACTTTCTTGTTGACTTATTGAAAGAGAAACATGAAAACCAATCAAAGACTTAAACAAAAGAAAAGAGTTAAAAGAAAAGAAGCACACTTAATGGGCTTCAAATTAATTATTAATAATCAAGGACAATTTATTACTGAGTTATCTAAATATCCTTTAGATAAAGTACATCTTCATTTTAAAAAAGAAAATGCTGGTGTAATAAAAGCTTTGTTACGAGAATGTGATGCTAAGTTTAATATGCTGTCTGAAGATTTAGAAAAAATTGCTTCAGATGTTTTTCACTCTTAGGATTCAACTATATCTTTTTCAACACAACTAAATCTAACATACAATTTTGAATCATTAATTTGTTGTTTAGTTAAATCACTTCCAAATAAAATTTCATATCCATCACCCATCCCATGTTTAACACAATCATAATGAGTTTTATGTTCT